ATGGACAGGCATAAAAACTATTGCAGTTAGTTTACTTGATGATATTAAGTATCGCATGGACGAGGACATGGAGAAATTGACAGAGGTATGCAGATGATTGAAGCAACATATATTGATCACATGGGTAGTGACCTATCAGTAGTTAACGCAGCGCGTGTTAGCTTTGGTAAAAAATCAGAGTGGATGCCACGTATTCATTACGGTGAAGATTTAGTCCTTAAACCTAAGGATGCTAGGCTGATCCGCTACCTTGCAAAGCATAATCACAAATCACCCTTCAATCACACGTTTGTTACGTTTCACGTTAAGGCACCAGTGTTTGTAGCGCGTCAGTTAGTCAAGCACGAATACATGCCGTGGAATGAGATCAGCCGTAGGTATGTGGATAGTGAGCCAGAGTTTTACGTACCTGATATATGGCGAGGACGTAGTGCTGATAAGAAGCAAGGCAGTGAAGGTGAAGTAAAGACTAACGCTAACGTAGAGTATCACAACAACGTAATGCTGCAGCTATACAAACAGCAGCTAGATGAAGGTGTGTCACCAGAGCAAGCACGTATGCACCTACCACAGTCTATGATGACAGAGTGGTATTGGTCTGGTACACTGTTCACTTTCGCTAAGATGTGTGGCCTACGCCTGAAGGAAGACACACAAGCTGAGACACGTATTGTAGCTGAGAAGATCGAAGATGTTATGATGAAGCTGTACCCTGAATCGTGGGAAGCGTTAAGGATGTATGAAGAATGACTTGGCTTTTGGTTCTTGTATTCCTACACGAAGGTAGACCTTATGTTAACACACTAGGTATGTACCCTTCTATGTATGCCTGCTTTCATGCATATGAGGAGTTTGAGAATCAAGTACCACAAGAAGCACAGCTAGTATGTATAAAGGATAAACAATGACTGGAGTAATTGGAGTAGAACAAGTAGAGGAACACGAGGATGGCAGTGCCACCTATCAGTTCCACCTTGATAGCAACTGTGCTAAGTTATTACAAGAAGAAGGGCTGAAGCTAGTCTTGTATTGTGCAGCAGCCAAGCTAGACTTGCAGATAGTATATGACTTTATACAAGATCACATAAGGTATGAGACAGATGACGAAACTACCTGAAGGACGTAAGCCACTACCAAACGAGTGGTTCATTGATAGAGCTAAACAAATTAGTCCAATGACAGATGAAGAACGTAAAAGAGCAAAGCAAAGGAAAAAAGCCAACAGTGTATGGAGAAAATGCGTAAGCTGTGGTGGCCCAGCGCAAGATAACTTTTGTGGTTTCTGTTTGGAGGAAGAATGATAGAGTTTTTCAAGGGTATGTTTGTAATGTATCTACTTGCTATACCCTTCTTGGCTTTAGTAATAGAAGCGCAGGACAGTGAAGGAAGAGATGTCTCACTACGCTTTGCAATCTTGTGGCCTTTAGCAGCCACTGAGGTTATGTTTAAATTTATAAGAGGAGACTTTGACGATGATGGAACTAGCTCTAATTAAGACGCTACTCAATCGTGATTTTTATGATAACCACAAGGGCATCCGTTGCCCTGATAAAATCTTTAGCAAAGATGTACGTAAGATTAAACAAGCACTAGATGGTGCAATGGAAGCTTACGATGGTGACATGACAGTTGCTGACCTACAGGCTGTGTTCAACCGCATGAACGCCAGTATGACAACAGCTACACGTGGTGCCTATGATGATCTATTCAAACGTATTGAGATCACTGAGCCTATCAAACAAGAGATCGCAGAGGATACGTTATCACAATTGTTCCAACAGTATGTGGGTGACCAAGTAGCAAACCTAGGCTTTGACTTTGTGAATGGTACAGAGAACAGCTTACAACCTCTACGTCAATTATTGGAGGACTTTAAAAATGATTTTACTCCTAATCTCCGCGTGGAGTGGGATGACAATAGCCTTGATACAATACTTGATGCAACAGCGTTGGAGTCCAAGTGGAAGTTTAACATATCTTCCTTGGCTCGTCGGGTGGAAGGTGTTAGCGGTGGTCATCTTGTTATCGTGGGCGCACGGCCTAATACTGGGAAAACTTCTTTTCATGCCTCTATTATAGCGGCAGACGGTGGTTTTGCACATCAAGGTGCCAAGTGTATTGTGTTGTGTAATGAGGAGGCATACACACGTGTGGCTTCACGCTACATCAGCGCATCATCTAACATGACGATGAAAGAGGTACGAGAGAACAAAGCCCTAGCACACAAGAGGTACGAACCTGTACGTCAGAATATTCAGTTCAAGGATAGCACAGGTAAGGGTATGGATTGGGTTGAGTCAGTAGTTAAGTTTGAGAAACCTGATATCGTAGTACTTGACATGGGCGATAAGTTCGCAGATATAAAGAGTGAACGTAGCGATATCACACTTAAAGCAGCAGCTATCCATTCTCGTAACATTGCTAAGCAGTATGACTGTTGTGTGATATGGATGTCACAGTTAAGCGCAGAGGCTGAAGGTAAAGCAGACCTGAATCAGTCTATGATGGAAGGAAGTAAAACAGGCAAGGCAAGTGAGGCTGACCTGATGGTATTGATAGGCAAGACACAACAGGCAGAGGGTGAGGATGAAGACCCAGTTCGTCACTTGAACCTAGCAAAGAATAAACTGAATGGATTCCAAGGTAAGATTACCTGTGTACTTGATGGTTCACGCTCAATCTATTCAGCATGAGGTGAGACATGAGACTAGTATTAGATGTAGAGAACAGCGTTACATGGCGCGATGGTAAAATTCTTAATGATCCGTTTGAGCCAGGAAATACCCTGACGCAGATTGGTATGGTCAATGCTGACAATCACGAAGAGTTACATATTGTAACATTTGATCACAATGAGAAGAAAGATACATCAGGCGCTGGGCATAAGTTAGTTCAAGAAATACTAGACATGACTGACCTACTAATCATGCACAACGGTAGCCATGATCTGATGTGGATATGGGAAGCTGGGTTCAAGTATGACGGTGCTATATGGGATACGCTATTAGCAGAGTATATCTTGCATCGTGGTGTTGAGAAGCCTTTAAGCTTAGCTGCTGTAGCAGAGACACGTGGGCTAGCTGAACAGAAGGAAGATTATCTAAGTAAGTGTATCAAGCAAGGGATCAATACAAATGAAACGGATTTACATTCTCTTAGCCTTTATCTTAGGGCTGACCTCCTCACAACTAGTGAGTTGTTCGCGGCCCAACAACGTGACTACGCAGACCCCAAGTCCAGTTCCCTTTGTAGAGTCAGAGACATTACCTTCGAAACCTGTAAAACGCTTACCCACATGCGTATGCACGGATTCAGAGTCGATGTTCAAGAGTTACAGCGAGTAAGAGATGAATTTGAAAAAGAAAAAGCAGAGATCGAAGAGAGGCTCCAAGAGAAGGTACGCTCCCTCATGGGCGATACCCCTGTTAATCTTGCATCCCCCGAACAGAAATCGCAAGTTATCTTCAGCCGCAAACCCAAAGACAAAAAAGATTGGGAGGGCTTATTTGAATTTACATCAAATGCACAAGAATTTAAAGAAGCCGTTAAAGCGAACTCCGAAACGATATTCAAGACTAAGGCGTATCAATGCGAATCTTGTTATGGTAAGGGGAAAGTTTATAAGGTAAAGAAAGATGGCAGTAAGTATGCCAAACCAAACAAATGTAAGGAATGTGATGCCCGTGGGTTTAAACTTATGGAAACAAACCAAGTCGCGGGTCTTAAGTTCACAGCCCCAAGTAAAGAATGGGCTAGCAACAGTGGCTTCTCAACATCAAAGAAGCAATTGGAAAAGCTTATGGTCACTGCTAAAAACAACAACATGGATGATGCTGTTCGCTTCCTTGGTGACCTTATGCGCCATTCTGCTGTTTCTAGTTACATTACTAGCTTTGTTAATGGTATTGATACTTATAGAAAATCAAACACTTCCTACTTACATGTACAGCTTACACAATCAATCACGCATACAGGTAGATTTTCTGGAAGAAATCCTAATATGCAAAACATGCCAAGAGGTGGTACCTTTCCTATAAAGAGGGTATTTGTCTCACGGTGGAACACTGGTAAAATTATGGAGGCCGACTTTGCCCAATTGGAATTTCGCACGGCAGCATTTCTCGCGCAGGATGACACTGCGATGGATGAAATCTCAACAGGATTTGACGTACACAGCTATACAGCAAAAGTTATCTCTGATGCAGGTCAGCCAACGACAAGGCAAGAAGCAAAAGAACACACCTTTGCACCACTCTTCGGAGCTACTGGGTATGGAAGAACTAAAGCTGAACAAGCCTACTACACACACTTCATTGAAAAGTATAAAGGTATAGCTGCATGGCACAAAAAGTTAGGTGAAGAAGCTTTACGCTTCATGAAAATAACTAACGTGTCAGGCCGACAGTATGCTTTCCCTGAGGTCACACGCCGTAGTAGCGGTACACCTACACACTTCACTATGATCAAGAACTACCCCGTGCAGGGTTTTGCCACAGGTGATGTTGTCCCTGTTGTACTAAACGAAATGCACAAACGGTTGCAGCGTATGGAGTCTTGCCTTGTGAATACAGTGCATGATTCAATGGTTGTAGATGTACATCCTGATGAAGAACAACAGGTTATACAGATGGTCAATGATATGAACAACGACTTAAACAAGTTGATCAAAGAAGCTTATGATGTAGAGATGAATGTCCCTCTATTATTAGAAGCAAAAATCGGTTCAAACTGGCTTGACACAGTTGATGTATAGTGTATAACTAAGACTCTTTTGACTCTATAGAAAGGTATAGAAATGAGTACAGAACTAGCAATCGCAACAGAGCGCGGTCAATCAATGGCAGAACTAATGGGCGTATCATCTACAGCCCCTGCTGAGTCAACACCGTCTATTGCGCGGCTTGGTATGATCCATCAACCTATCATGGGTGAGGTGGAGTACAACGGTAAAGCAATCAAAACAGAGGTTATCCCTATTGGTGCTTTTACTTTCACAAAAGGTGATACCACAGTGTATAGCACAGGTATCTCTATTCGCATCTTCGCCCAGCGCAACCAATGGCAGCGTTGGAACAGTGAGACAGAAGAGATGGAGAAATCTGTCTTGTCTAACTCATTGAATGGCGATCTAAAGGATAGCATTGGTGGTCTAAACCTAGGGCGTCCTTCAGGTTACATCGAAGATTTCCAGTCCCTACCAGAGGAAACTAAGCGGGTCATACGTAGTGTTAAGCGCGTCAAAGTATTCTATGGTACTGTAACTCTAGACAACCCTACTGATGAGCAAGGTCAGCCTGTCAGTGGTGAGTTCGTTGATGAGCCGTTTGTGATGGATGTAAAGAATCGTCAATCACTGAAGAGCATTGACTCAGTGTTGAATGGTTTGCAGCGCAAGAACGTCCTGCCAATCATGTCTACTGTTAAATTGGTAGGCGTAGAGGATAGCATCCCAACAGGTGCTAAGTTTGGTAAGATCGAAGCATCACTAGGTGATCGCATTGATATTGCTGAGGCAGACAATGGTATGCTCAAAGATTTCATTGAGCTAATTGAGTACAGCAATGGTAAGATTCTTGATCTACACCATGAACGTGCAAAGGGGCATACTGATGAAGACGAAGGGCTTGTTCAAGAAATCCTAAACAATGATTTTGTAGAGGTGGACGAGTAATGAACCACCCTGCTGAATTAGCTGTCTACAGTTTCTTGCAGAAAGCTATGGCTGGTGAATCGTCAATGACAGAGGAGGTGACCAAACAGGTTGCCTCCGATGTTGAGGCTGCGTTGAACAAACAGTTTAACTCAGGCCCACGTGACGAGTTTAAGCTACGTATGTCTAACATAGGTAAGCCTAAGTGCCAGTTGTGGTTTGAGAAGAACGATCCTAAGGACAAGACACCTCTGCCTCCACACTTCCTGATGAACATGATCCTTGGCGATATCGTTGAGGCTGTGTTCAAAGGTTTACTACGTGCTGCAGGTCAGGATTTCAAAGACAATGATCACGTTACTCTTAAGCTTAAGAATGGCAAAGAGATTAATGGTGAGTACGATATGGAAATGGATGGCAAGATTGACGATGTTAAATCTGCATCCCCGTGGTCATACAAGAACAAGTTTGCATCCTTTGATGCCCTAGCGCAAGGTGATAGCTTTGGCTACATCGCACAGCTTGTAGGGTACGCCACAGCAGCAGGTAAAGATGTTGGTGGTTGGTGGGTAGTCAACAAAGGCAATGGTGAGTTCAAGTACGTGGATGCCTCTGAGGTAGACAAAGAAGCTGTACTGGATGATATACAAAGCTTAGTAGATTACATTGATAGTGACGCACCGTTTGAGCGCTGCTTTGAGCCTGTGCCTGAGACATACTATCGTAAGCCTACAGGTAACATTGTGTTACCCAGCGCGTGTAAGTTTTGTAACTTCAAACATAAATGTCACCCTACTCTAAAGACAGTGCCTAGCTTAGCCTCTAAGTCAGCAAACCCACCAGAAGTAGATTATGTTTTTATAGGAGATGGAAATGCCTAAGATTGTTGTGAATGATAAAGAACTATATACAGATGATTTTAACGAAGAGCAGATGAAAATCTATGAAGAGATCATATTTGCTAAAGAGATTTATGATCGTCTAAAGTATCAGCTACAAGTTTTAGAACTTCGTATGTCTGGTTTATCTACAGAGCTTTTACCAAAAGAGAATGAAGCAGAGAGTGATGAAGAGACATCATCTTAAACGTACATACCGTAGTGGCCTCGAAGAGGAGGCCGCTGCATTTCTAAAATCTAGGCAGAAAAAGGTAGAGTACGAAAAGCTTAAGATAGAATGGGAAGACCTTAAGTATCGAACATACACCCCAGACTTTGAGTTAGACAACGGTATCATAATAGAAACAAAGGGTATCTTTAGCGCAGGAGATCGCAGGAAGCATGTTGAAATACAAAGGCAGCATCCTACATTGGACATTCGCTTCGTTTTCAGTAATGCTAATGCAAAGCTTTACAAAGGTGCTAAATCTAGGTATTGCGATTGGTGTGAACAAAAAGGTTTTAAGTGGGCGCACCGCGTGATACCAGAGGGTTGGTTACTTGAAAAGGGTAGTCGCATGAAAGAGCAACGATTAAAAGTGAAGCGGAGATCATAATGTCTTATGAAGTAAAACCAGGTGAGATTGCAATTGTCTTACGTCCTATGGAGGATACCAATGGTGATTGGTCTGGTAAGTTAAACACAGGTCTTATCTTTGGTCCTGAGAAACATGAAGACGCTATGCGTATGGCACTAGATATTGCTATCACTATGGCGGCAACAGAGCGTTTCTTAGAAGACTATCCTGAGTTTATGGAAGATTATGATTATTATAAAAACCTACTCTTACAGGAGATATTTCCAGATGCACACGCCGCTGCAGTAGCAGAGGTAGAAGCTGAAGAAGGTTACAAAACTGAGGGCAACGTAATACGCCTCAGTAGATGGACAAAGACAGAGGGAAGCGCATGAAGATTGAACCTACTTTAACTACAGTTACATTTGAAGACAGTACTGACCCAGTAAACAAACCTTCACATTACCGCATGGGTGATATTGAATGTATTGATTACATCAAAGATACAAATACGAAAGAGGGATACGAAGGTTATTTGGAGGGTAACGCTAAAAAGTATCTACACAGACATAAATACAAGGGTAAGCCTGTCGAGGATATTAAGAAGTGCATATGGTATTTACAGCACTACCTAATGGAGCTAGAGCGCAAATGAAAAAGTTCAGCATCACGTTTGTTGTAGAGATGGATGAAGAAAATAATATACTATCCTCGTTTGATGATAGTCATGAAGAAGATGTATATGATCTAATCACTAATGTTATGTATGACGTGGATGATGTAAAGATAGACAATCTAGTAGTAAAGGAAAGAGCATGATAAGCCGTGAAGACATCGAAGCGTTTCAGTATTATCAGGGAGATTATATTAATATGGAAATGAACGACTATCAAGAACAGGCTGCACAAACTGCTATCTATAAAGCAGAACATGCAGTGATCTACCCAGCGCTGGGTTTAGCTGCTGAAGCTGGTGAAGTAGCAAATAAGGTAAAGAAAATCCTACGTGACGGTACCTTTAATCGTGAAGCTATTGCAGACGAGGTAGGAGATTGCCTGTGGTATATTGCTGCTCTGTGTCGTGACCTAAACGTAAACATGGCAGACCTAGCCAAGAACAACCTTCAGAAGCTAGAGGATCGTAAGCGCCGTGGTAAAATCGCAGGAGAGGGAGATAAAAGATGAACAACTACTTACCAACAGACTACCAATCATTTATTCACAAATCACGCTATGCTAAATATTTTGATGGTAAAGGCCGTG